ACCGTGGTGGCAGGTTGAGCGTAAGTGCCAGCGTTAGCTAACGTAGTAGCATTTACAGGCTCACTTTCAGTTCCATCTAAAACTAAAGTAGAAGCTGCAGCTGAAACAGCTGTTGCTTTTAATGAAGCTCCTAGATATTCAGAAACATCTATAGCCTTGTAGCAATATGTTACATAAGAACCTAGCTTTAATCGATGAATGTAATGCTGTGTAACAACCACCTCGTCTTCGTTGGCGGTAAAAACATGAGTAGCTGCGGTTCGATTATCAGCCCTTTTGCCATTGACAGTCCAGCCATTATTTTTTCCAAGCACAAAAGAGTCTATAGACGTAGAGTAGGTGTAGTCTCCGTCAGATTCTTGTGCTATTTGAAAAGGATTTGAAGTGTGCTTAGTAGGATATAAAGGATGCTTTATACCTGCAGAGTCCACCCAACTCACCTTAGTATAGTTAACGTAGTCTTTTGGAAGCCTCATCGTTAAGCTAGGTGGCACATCTATTTGCTGAGCTTTGAAAGATCTAAACGTGTCAAAAGAAAGTTCTGCTAAAGCTCTATACGCGTGAAACTGAACGTCTGTTCTATTTACTTTTGATATTAACTTTTCTTCACCAACATAAGCAACCATAAACTGGCTAACAATATCATCTATAGAAACAAACTGATAACCACCTAAATCGTTACCCTCATAGTAATTGTAATCTGTATTGTCTATATAACCCATTTATTTATCTTTTTTGTTGTGATACAACATTATTATCGGCTTGAGCGGCAGCTTGTGCTAAAGAAAATTCTTTAATAGCTATACCAGCTAACTGAAGTATTTTCAGTATTAAATTACGCTCTTCAGATTTATCAAGTTGAAAGTTTTGAAGAGAATTGTTATTGTCTGCAAATATGGCTTTTTCATTAACTACTATGTATGTCCAGTTAGGATCTTTTGGAGCTACAAAGTACGATAAAACTACGCCAGTAGACGTGTTTGGATCGTATGGCGCTACATATAACAGGTGGCTAACCTCGTAGCCTTTTATGTAACATATAGGTCTATTGAAAGTAGGCCTAGTTAAATATCCGCTATTTAAAATTCTAACTGCCTCGTCGTGATCCAGCATGTCTGCTACGCAACCGTAGTTTTGGTTAGACTTAGTAACAGATACTGTTGATAGCTTGTAGCAGTTTGTTGGAATACTAAAGGCTCCAGGAGCAACTTCTCCAGCTGGAGCTGATGTTAAAAATTTAGAAAGTTTTTGCTCTACGGCTGTTTGAATATTAGGGGTAAAATCAGATTCAGCCCCTCTTATACTTCTTCTAAACTGATCTAAATCATAAAAGTATTGCTCAAATATTTCCATCTGAGCTTGCTTGGCGAACAAGTTAAATTCTTGAGGCGTTATATACCCTCTTTGCTCTTTGTTGGCTAGCGCCAATACTGTTTGATATACTGTATTTATATTTGCAAGTTGTCCCGCCATTATGTCTTGTTTTATAGTTAAGCAACCACCCTATAGAAGAGTGGCTGCTCTACTATATATGGTTACGCGTTTAAACGCTTTTCAATATTTGAATATATCTCCATACCTTCATCAGTTTTAAACCAATGTGCAAGAGCGGTGTATGGGTGTTCATCAAACGGTACAGTCATTATTTTTCTATCATTAGATCCCCATATAAAATTACGTTGATCAGCTGATAATTTAATAATACCTTCTTCTACAGCTTTAATACCAAAGTTTCTGAGCTGCACGTTATCGTCAGCTGCTAACTCTAAGAACAAAACAGGATTATTTCTAGCAAATAATAGCAAGTCTCTTTTAAGCTCCTTAGAACTCATGTTAGATACCTCTGATCCTTTCTCTACTCTCATTATAGCTTCAGCTAAATCAATATCTATTTGTCTAGCTAAAATTATAGCGTCAGCCTCCATCTCTAGAACTTCAATTTGCTCTTCAGCAATAACGCTTGGTTTAAACTCGTAAAAAAGTTTATCTCTGTCAGGATGAAAGTTTGATAAAAGCTTTTGTAAAACTGTTTTTTCTTTTGGAACAAATAAACTTCCGTTTCTAAAGATGATATGAGAAAGTCTTTGGTCTCCTTTCATTTCGTCAACAAAACAAGTAATTTGATTTTCACAATACTTTAGCTCTCTTTCATAACCTTTTTCCTGATCAAACCAGTACACTCCTGTTGCTTTTATTGACCTAGAAACAGGCTTTCTATTTCCTTTAAGATAATAAACCCTGTCTTTTATTTCCCAAGTTGGTTTTTTAGGCTCAGGTTTAGCTTTTACTTCAACCTCAACCATTTCGTTTGTAGCTTTTACTTCAGGAGCTACATCAACCTTTTTTGTTTCTTTTTTTGCCATGATATAATATAATAAAAATTAATAAAAAAAACTACCCCACCCGAAGGCAGGGTAGCTTAAAGTAATTTACTTCAATAACATAAAGTTGTTTGCACCTTGAGTAATCAAACATCTTTCAGTTAAGAAATGTAGTTGCATTGCATCTAAAGCAGATGTAGCAGCTCCAACTGAACCAGTAGTCCAAGTCTTCATTCTACGATCATCAGTTTGAGAAGCTCTGTAACGTACGTGTAAGAACGGACGCTTAATAGAAGCACCAACAGTTTGATCATAAACAGATGAAGAACCAGCGGGAATAATTACTCCGCGAAGAGCATTAGAACCTGCAGTAGCATTAATACCACCACGAGTAGCCTTGTCGTTCAAGTAACGGAAGTCAGACTTGTAGAAATCGTAAGAACCTCTTCTAAATCCAGAGAAGCCTAAGTTTAAAGCCATATCTTCAGAGTTGTTAAACACTCCGTAAGATGTACCACCAGCACCGTAAGAATTCATAGAAGCTAGCATATCGTCCATAGCTAGAGAAGTAGCTCTATTTAAGAACAACATGTTTTCTTCAATAGCTCCTTGAGAATCAAATTCAGCTAATATAGCATCGAACTCAGCTAAGTCAGTAGCAGCATTAACACCAGTAACACCAGAAGTTACGTTACCTCTATCTTCGATAGCAGCAAATAAACCTTCAGTACCAGTGTCTTTAGTAGCGTCGTTAGCTCCTGTACCACCAAGAACAAAAGATTCTTCAGTGATATCGTTGCCAGCTCCACCTTTTTCAGCTTCTAACATTGCCATTTCAACATAATCAGTAAAACGAGCTCTTGTGTCAGACTCAGCTTTTAGATACCATAAGTATCCACCTTGTCCATTTTCAGTAGAGATCTCTACCCAACCAATACGAGATGCATCAGATCCTGATACTTCGTAATAATCTTTCATGATGATTGGCTTGTTGCTAAAGCTTTTGAACACAGGAGCATTAGCTGAGTGCGACGATGCAGTTGCATCACCATCAGCATTGTTATAAGAAGCACCTTTCGCGTATTCAGAACCATAAACTAATATAGTCGTTGCGTCACCTGAAGTTGTACCTGTTAAAGCAGCAGCGCCGTAAGGAGCCACGTCAATTCTATCAGTTGCAACTTTAACTACTAAACACTTAACAACTCCATTAGTAGAGTCAGAGACAATGATAGTGTCATTAACTCTAATACCGTGGTTACCAGAAGTAACGCCAGTATCGCCGTCGATGTCTTTAGTAATATCAATTTGAGAAGACGAATCTAAACCACTACTCGTAGAGTGTACGTGCCCTTGGTAAGATAAGTGTAATCTTCCTTGTTCAGACCATACAACTTGATCAGCTGTCATAGCCTCTTCTGCGCCAACTTGATTAAGGAAACCAGAAATTGTACGAGGTCCGAAAACCTCAGCTTCTTTTTCCATCAAATCTGGAACATATTGTTGAGCCCAACCTTCATTGGTTGTGCTCGCTAGATCTAAGTAATTTGAAGCTAGAGCCTGCTTGTTTGGAGCAGGTACGCTATTCAAATTATTACCATTAGTAATTGCCATTTTTTTATAGTTTTAAATGGGTTAATAAATTATTTTCTGTTTTTAATTTTAAACTTAAAATCAGAAGAATTATCACCTAGCACTTTAACTTTCATACCGCTGTTATTAGGAACTCCGCTAAATTGTTGGCGTGGGTTCATATTAACGTTTTTAGATTTAGCTACACTTTGTTTTAAAGCGTCTGCTTTACCTTGCTCATAAAAGTGCTGTGCTACAGCATCAGCATTCATAGCTGTGAATAAACCTTTGTGATAACCCTTAGCATCTTGTATTTCATTACTTTCATTAAGAAACTTTCCTATGAAGTTATTAATATCGCTTTGAGTATCTTTAACAGCGTCAGCGTTCTTAACATTAAACCTGTACTTTTTATCTCCAACATTGTATTCAAAACCTTTGAAGTCTTTGTTGAATAGTTGACTAGTCTTGTTTAAAAACGTTCTTTGCTGTTTTTCAGCTACTTTCCTGTTGTCTTCCGACTCCTTGTTATATCTATTAAAGAAATCAACGGCTTTTTGTTGATCTTGTGTCAACTTAGAGCCATACTTGATGTCTTCATAGTATTTGGATTTTACACTTTCCAAGTGGTTCTTTGCCTGAGCAACTTGCTCCTTCAAAGCTAATTTCTTTCTTTTTATATCTCTTTCCTCGTCTAGTTCTTCATCAAATGCAAATTGATCTTCCATCATGAAGTTTATTTCTTCTAAGTCTAGATGAGGTTTAGTTTGTTTATAGTATTCTTTTAGAAGACTCAAGTTGTCTAGATTTGAATAATCTTTGTTTAACTTAACATAGTCTTCTATATTACCACCAGTGTCACTCATAAAGTCAACTAACTTTTGAATGTTTTCTGGTAATGGTTTTCCAGTCTCTTTAGCTTCAGCAATAGCTTCTTCTACTTCTTCCGCAACCTGCTCAACTTCTTCTTTTGCTTCCTCTTCAGTTACTTCTTCTAGTACTGCGTCTTGTGCTTCGGCTTCCGGCTGTACTTCTTCTTGTTCCGGTGTGGCGTCGGCACTTTCATCGCTTCCAACCACTCCTGTGTCGTCAGCTGGGCCATTTGCAGTTTCTGTTGTTTCTTCTGGTTTTTCATCTTCAATTGGTTTGTCTAAATCTATTTTGATTACACTGTCATCGCCAGCGCTTTCAAACTTACTTTCATCAACTGTATCTACAGTTTGTTCTTGTGTAGTTTCTTCAACTACGTTTTCATTTTCTTCCATAATATAAAATATAAATTAGTAAATTACTTAGGTTCAAACTCACCTAAATTAAACCCACCTCCAAGTATATCATTACTCGTTTGCTCAAAGTTTTTAGGTGGTTTACCTGATTTTCTTTGATCAATCATTTCTGACTGTTGAGTGGCTTGTATTTTAGTCCTTTCGTCTTTTCTGTCTTCTTTAGTTTTTTCTCTATCTTTTAGCACGTTAGACTCTAAAGACTTTAACTGCATGTCGTATTGAAACTTCTGAGCAGCTAATTGAGCTTTCATTTGTGTTTCAGCTTGCATTTTACCAGCGTCAAGTTGAGACTGCATTTGCAACAATTGAGCTTCTGCTTGTTTTAAAGCTTGTTGCTTTTGAATTTCTAGTTGAGCAGCGGCTTGTTGCTGTTGAACATTAGCCTGCGCTTGAGCTTGTATATTTTGCTGCTGCGCTTGCTGATCTTGTTGTTGCTTTTTGTTTCTTCTAAGCTTAAGTAGTTGATTAGCTACTTTAATGTTAGATATATCTCTAAGATCTATAGCGTCTTCTATATCTATAGTTTTCTGAGCTAACGCTTGCTGGATATTATTTTCTAATAAAGCTTTTTGCTCTTCATCTGGAGCTAAATCTAAAAATATACCAAAGTCATATAAATGAAGTTCAGACATTTCTTTTAGCGTGGCAACATTGTGTACGCCGATGCTTTGTATAAAAGCTTCTTTTGTAGGAGAATACTCTATAATGTCAGATATACGAAGCGAAAGCTTTTCTGCGGTTTCAGCTGTTAAAAATAAACCTGAATCTAATATATGTCTCGTGGCTGTATTACTGTTTGCGGCGGCCATTTTTTGAATACCAACTAAAGCCCTTTCATCGGGTAAGCTACCGTCACGAGCTTCATTAAGCCCTGTTACATCACGTATCATCTGCAGGTAATAGTTGTAATTACCTATCAAAGCGTTTATTTTGTTACCTCCTGATCCAGATGTAATTTCTTGAATAGGCACTTTACCTGGATTCATGTCACCATCACTTGTAAATGACCTACCAATAACAGAACCTGTTTGGAAGAACATATTTAAAGCTTCTTGAGGATTATAATTAGTGCCATTACCTAAATCTACTTCAGCTAAACCGTCGGCATCTAAATAAACTCCATCTGGAACCATGCGCGACATCACTTGTTGTAATTTTAAGTGAGTAAGCTGAATCATATCAGCAAAACCAGTTATACGCTTAACTAAAGATTCTATGCGACCTTTATACATACGAGGTGCAACGATGCTGTAGTTCATTTTAACTTTCGTAAAATTACTCTTAGACCTCATCATGTTGTCAGACATCTCCCACTTTAGCAACTTGTTAGTGCCAAGTATCAAGGCTCCTTCATATAGCGTTTCAATAGCTCTTTCTAGTTTTGAAAAATTGCCTTCAACGTTTTCAGGTGGATTAAAGCTATCGTCTTTTTCTATAAGCTTGTCAGCTCCGCTTCCAGTTTCTTTTACCTTGTAAACCTCGTTCATATGCGTTTTATAATTAAAATATAAAACTTGAACTTTGTTGTTATCAGACTCTTCGTATCTAGGCCCGCTTTGATAAGAGTTTGTTTGAGCGTAGCCAGACTGTTGTATTTCTTCTAAGTCTTCTTGCGTTAAATAAGGAAATTGTTTAGCAAGCTCGTTAATAGGTATAGTCTTAACTTCTCCAACATAGTATATGTCATCGAAATATGGTGACTCAGTGTAAGAATAAACAAGGTCAGCTGGATCAACATAATCTATAGTAACACCTTCAGATGTAGTAAAATCAGTTTTAACAGCGCCAATACCTAAGACTGTCAAGTCGTAGTATAATCTTTTCTTTATTAAGTCGTAATTATTACCTTCAAGCAAAACGTTTAAAGCTTGCTCTTCGGCTATTTCTACGGCTTGCTTGTAGTTTAACTGCATGTGCAGCTCTAGCTCTTCGTTATTTTCTGGTAAAGTTTCAGGATCGTTTTGGTACAAGTTAATACCAAACTCATCAGCCACGAAGTCATTCATCTCTTTAGCAGCCATATCATCAAGAATGCTCTGCATGTATTCTGTTCTTTTAGAAACTCCATACTCGTCTTGTGAGTAAGCTTTTATTTCAAAAGCCCTATCAGCTATACCGTTAACTACAATATCAACAAACTTAGGGATTATCGGAACAGGTGTCCAGTCTAAGTTTAAATAAGATAAGTCTCCATTTATTGATAACTCGTCTTTATATTTTTGAACTGATTGCTCTCCTCTAGCATACAGCCTTAACTTGTGAAAGTCATTAAGGTTGTTTTGATACCTATTGTGATTTCTATCATTATGAAACCACTCTGTTTCTATTGCTTTCGCAACTTTTAACCCGTAGTCATAACTTAACTTTTCAGCATCGCTAACTACTTGACTTGGAAAATAACTCTTTACAACAGACTCTGCCATATTTTTATTTTATTATTCTTGATGTGTTACCAGTATTACTATATTTAGAGATACTTACATTTAATGGTTGCTTTTTATATTCAGCGTGCGGTCTATACAAATGTCTGTTACAAGCCATTATAGCTAAACCAGAACTTATTGTTGCATCAAACTTTGTTCTTTTGTTTATGTCAAACCTAGCCCAGTCGTTTAATGTTTCGTTAAAGTAAATGTTACCGTAAACCCCATCGCCTTTGTGGCCAACGTGATCGTTGATATACATTTCTACAGCAGCTGCATGAGCTTGCTTTATATCTTCACTAGAGTTTGGTATGCCACCTATTTCCTTCTCAGTAACAGAAAGCTTATTCCAAACTTTATCTGGTCTATTCATGCTAAAACCTCTATAGCCTCTTCTTTTGAAGTGATATAAAAGTCTTGGTTTGTTATTCTCTGCTAGTATTGGCATACCGTAAAACACGCAAGCCATTAGTATGTCTTCAAAAAATATCTCAGCGGTCTGTGGTCTTGCAACATATTCTAAAAACATATGGTTTGGCGGAGCGTCTTCCATTGAAAACTTAGTCAATCCATGAAGAGATCCGTTGGATCCTCTACCATCAACAGTACCGCTAATATCATAACTATCGCAGCCAAAAGCGCCCATGTGTTCGTTGCCAGGATATTTAACTCCATTTTTAGTTATGCATTTATTCTGAAGGTTTGATGGTGGTACCCAACTTATTTTAAATCTTCCGCTAGGGTCTGGATAAAATATAACCTTACTGTCTTTTACACCGTTTTCCCATTGGAAGCTACCTGTCGTTACTGTTGAATCACTGCCAACACCTTCATTGTAATCTATTTGCTCGTATATCTTTGTTAAGTTAAACAAGCTGTTTTTTGCTTCATCTCTAAAAGCGTGCTCTTGTGTTCTTGGAAACTGACGGTAGAATTCATTTAAACCATCTTGATCTCCTTTTAACCCATCAGCCTCGTTATTCCAATGATCAATAATACCTATGTCTATTAATTCACCGTCTGGTCCGTATACATCATGAGTCGGGTTATTAAATACTGGTTGTCCAAATTCGTCAATAAATCCTTCATAGTTCCATTCCATTGGGATAAACAAAGAATATAAACCAGACTTTGTTTGTCCGTTGCGGTTTCTAGAAGTGACATCTGAATCATTGTATAGTTTTTTAAAGTTATCTCCACCTTTGTCTAATGCGTTAGACGTTGAACCCATCATACACTTGCCTACAACTTTAGCACCTAATCTAAGGCAGGTTTTTGTAACTCGCCAGTTATTAAGTATGTTGTCAGGTCTTTCCCACTTACCGCTTTCATCGTGTACCAACAGCGCTAATTTTTCACCATCATAACTGTTATCACCTGTATTCTTCCAATCAATCGTTGTGTCAAGTCCTTTTATCTCTTCTAGCTTTTCGTTTACCTCTATTTTTTTACGAGTAAACTTACTCGCTGGTACACGGTATGCTAGTTCGGACTTAGGTCTATCCATACCATCTTGAATAGGTTTGAAGAAAAAAGGATAGTTTATAGATATAGGTACAACCTTGTCAGTAAACATCTTTTTAGCATCACCAC